TGAATCAACTCCCAACTTCGAAACTCTCGAACAAATTATCAAGTCTGAAGTTTCTCAAGAATTGGTTGCTAAAATTGTTTTGGACACACTAAAACAAGTTAAGGAAGCTCCATTCGAAGGAACACAATTCGTTCAAGAAAAAGCATTGAAGTTCTGTAAACAACAAGAACTTCAGAAGGCGATGGACAAGGCACAAAAAATCATTACACAAGGAGATTTTGAGTCTTATGATAAAGTTGAAGGGTTGGTAAGAGAGGCACTACAAGTCGGTGAAATTGAGAAAGGTCAAACGGATATTTTCTCAGGGTTAGAAACCGTGTTAGATGAAGACTACAGACATCCGATACCTATGGGTATACCAGGTATTGATAAACTACTTAAAGGTGGTTTAGCTAAAGGTGAGATAGGTGTAATCCTTGCACCAACTGGTGTTGGTAAGACTACTATCTTAACCAAGATTGCAAACACAGCGTTTAACTTGGGATACAATGTCCTTCAGGTATTCTTTGAAGACAATCCCAAAATTGTTCAGAGGAAACACTTCACGATTTGGACAGGTATTCCACCTGACGAGTTATCAAAACACAGAGAAGATGTAATGAGTAAGGTTACTGAGATACAAGAAACTATGAAGAACAAACTTGTGTTGAAGAAATTGGCATCGGATAGTATGACGATGAATCAAATCAAAAACCAAGTCAGAAAAATTATCGCTGATGGAAATAAAATTGATATGATTCTGATGGATTATATCGATTGTGTGTTACCTGAGTCAACATCAAGAGATGAATGGAAAGCGGAAGGTTCGGTAATGAGAGGGTTTGAGGCGATGTGTCACGAACTTGATTTGGTTGGTTGGACGGCAACACAAGGTAATAGAAGTTCTATTTCGGCTGAGGTTGTAACAACAGACCAAATGGGTGGGTCAATTAAGAAAGCTCAAGTTGGACACGTAATCATTACGGTGGCAAAAACTCTTCAACAAAAAGAATTACATTTGGCTACGATAGCGATAACAAAATCTCGTTTAGGTAAAGACGGAGTTGTATTTGAGAATTGTAAATTTAACAACGAACTATTGGAAATCGATACGGAAAGTTCGGTTACATTCTTAGGTTTTGAAGAACAACAAGAAGAGAAGAAACGAGACAGAGTTAAGGAGTTGATGGAGAAGAGAAAACAAAAAGATGAACAACAAAAACAAACAATATAAAAAAACAAATAATTAATTATGGAAAAAATTTTAGTAGAGAATCCCGACCGATTTGTTATTTTTCCAATTCAACATGATGACATTTGGGAATTCTATAAATCTCATCAAGCAGCATTTTGGACCGCGGAAGAAGTTGATTTAACAAATGACATTAGAGATTGGAATAACCTTACCGAAAATGAACAATATTTTATAAAGAATATTTTATCATTCTTCGCATCCTCGGATGGTATTGTGAATGAAAACCTTGCAGAAAATTTCTTGAAGGAAGTACAATATCCTGAAGCAAAGTTTTTCTACGGGTTTCAACTAATGATGGAGAATATTCACAGTTTGATGTATTCACTATTGATTGATACCTACATTTCAAACGAAGAGGAAAAACAATTGTGTTTTACAGCACTAGATAATCTACCTGCAGTACAGAAGAAAGCGAAATGGGCCCTCGATTGGATTGAGAATTCAACTTTTGCTGAGAGACTTATTGCGTTTGCTGCGGTTGAAGGTATCTTTTTCTCAGGGTCATTCTGTTCAATTTTTTGGTTGAAGTCAAGAGGTATTATGCAAGGACTAAGTAATGCGAATAGTCTAATTTTCAAAGATGAAAACCTACACTGTGACTTTGCAATTCACTTGGTGAACAACCACTTGGAAAACAAACCAAGTGAAAAAAGAATTAAAGAAATTCTATTATCAGCACTTGAGATTGAGAAAGAATTTATTACTGAATCTCTACCAGTTTCACTAATTGGTATGAACTCTAACTTGATGAAACAATATCTTGAGTTCGTAACTGATGGTTTGTTGGTTAAGTTTGGATGTAAAAAAGAATTCAACGTAGAACAACCATTCAAGTTTATGGAACAAATTGCCGTTGAGACTAAAGGTAACTTTTTCGAGTCAAGAACAATGGAATACCAAAAAGCTAAATTGAATGAGACAATATCATTTGATTCTGACTTTTAATTTAATATCTTAATACTTATGATGTCATTAAAAATCAAAAAAAGAGGGGGGGAAGGAGAGTCTTTCAACCCTCAAAAAATTTATAATAGGATTAAACGTGCTGCAAAAGGGTTGAATGTTAACTCTGATGAAATTTTTATCAAAGTTATTACCTCAGTACCTACTGAAGGAAATATAACGACTAAGGAGTTAGACAAACTCGTTTACGAGATTGCTGCCGCTTATACTGGTAGTCACTACGATTATTCAAGACTTGCATCCTCTGTAGCAATTTCTTCTTACCACAAAGAAACTGACCCGAGTTTTTCAAATACAATGCATACGTTACACGTTGACGGTGTTGTACATGATGACCTTATGTCTATTATTGAAAAATATGGACCAAGTAAAATTGATGAAGTAATCAATCACGAAAATGATTACAATTTCGATTACTTCGCTTGGAGGTCTTTACAGGAAATGTATTTGTTGAAAACACCTGAAGGTAAAGTAATTGAAAGACCTCAACACATGTATATGAGAGTAGCTCTATGGGTAACAAATACTTTTGAAGAGGCGATGGATTATTATGAATCTTTGTCAAGTCAACGTATTTCCAAGGCAACTCCAATCATGATTAACTCAGGTACTAAAGTTCCTCAGTTAGCGTCTTGTGTGTTACATTATAACAACTCAGACTCAAGAGATGGATTACTAAAATCATTGAATGATATTTCAACTTATTCTTCAGATGCTGCGGGTATTGGATTGTCTATGTCTAATATTAGAAGTAAAGAAAGTCGTATTAAATCTTCAGGAGGATTTGCTGGTGGTCTATTAAAGTACTTGAAGATTGTTAATGAATCACTAAGGTTCTTTAACCAACAGGGAAGAAGACCTGGTAGTGCTGCTATCTACTTAGAACCATGGCATAAAGATATTATGGACTTGTTGGAGATTAAGAAAAATACAGGAGCGGAAGAATTAAGAGCGAGAGACTTGTTCACTGCCTTGTGGATTCCTGATAACTTTATGAGAGCGGTTAAGAATAACGAAGAATGGTATTTGTTCTGCCCTAATGATATTCTTAAAGCGGGTATTAAACCCTTACAAGAGTGTTATGGTGAGGAGTATGAGAAAAATTATCAACTTGCAATTGATGCGGGCATTGGTAAAAAGGTGAAGGCTCAGGAGATTTGGAGTAAAGTAATTGAATCTCAAGTTGAAACTGGTGTACCATACTTATGTGCTAAGGATAGCGCAAACAGAAAAACAAACCATCAAAATATCGGTGTTATTAAACAGTCCAATCTATGTAATGAAATCTATCAATTTACTGATGAGAAGACAACAGCTATTTGTACACTATCTTCTATTGTATTGAAGAACTTTATTGTTGAAGGTAAATTTGATTATACATTACTAATTCATGAAGTAAGAAAGGCTGTTAGAGCGTTGAACAATGTTATCGACAAAAATAGCTATTCAACTGAAAAAGGATTAAAAGGTGGACTTGAACAAAGAGCAATTGCTATTGGAGTTCAAGGACTTGCAGATGTTTTTTGTTTAATGGACTATTCGTTCACTTCGGATGAGGCTAAGGACTTGAACAAAAAAATATTTGAAGCGATTTATTTTGCGTCAATTACTGAAAGTAATGATTTGTGTAAGAAAGGAATTAGACACCCTTACGAATTCTTCAAAGGTTCTCCAATGTCAAAAGGTATTTTCCAATTTGATATGTGGGGAGTTGAGTCTTCTGATTTGAGTTTGGATTGGGATACATTAAAAAAAGATGTACAAGAATTTGGAGTTTGTAATTCATTGTTTACCGCTCAGATGCCAGTTGCGTCATCTGCCAAGATTACAGGGTCTTTCGAGATGACTGAACCTGCTCACTCAGCACTCTTCAACCGAAGAGTTGTTGGCGGGGAAATTATGATTGTAAACAAGTACTTAATTAATGACTTTGAAAAAATTGGTATTTGGTCTGAAGATTTGAAGAATGAAATTATTTTGAATGAAGGGTCTATTCAAAATATTAATTTTAATCAATATCTTGATGTTGAAGATAAGGGATATAACAAAAAAGTTAAAAGGATTGAACATCTAATTCCAAAATACAAAACAATTTGGGAGATATCACAGAGAGAGTTAATTGATATGGCAGCGGATAGAGCTCCATTTATTGACCAATCTCAGTCAATGAACATCTATATGTCAAACCCTACATTGTCAAAAATCACATCCTCACACTTTCACTCGTGGGAAAAAGGGTTGAAAACATTATGTTACTATGTAAGAACTAAAGCTATTTCAACTGGAGCGAAACACTTAGCGTTGGACTTATCAAAGGTTAAGACACCAAAACCAAATGTGGAAGTTCCTAAAATCGATTATAGTAGTATGAATTTACCACCAAAACCTGAAGGAATTGAAATTGATTGTTTTGGTTGTTCTTCGTAATTAAATAATTAATCCCGATATATTTCGGGATTTTTTATTTCGGGCTATTTATAAGGAAAAACAAGGGACTTATATTTATCTTTATGGCAAACGGAGTTACATATGGTATTAATTTTCCATTCAGAGATTCGAGACGAGGAGATTATTTAGAGCTTACTCAATTAGCAGACCAACAGGTAAAGTCAGATTTAATTCATTTACTTCTAACCAGAAAGGGAAGTAGATATTATCTACCAAATTTTGGAACAAGATTATATGAATTTTTATTTGAGCCTTTTGATGGATTAACGTTTGATGCAATTCAATCGGATATAAGGGATGCTGTTCAGACTTTTATGCCGAATCTTTTATTAAATCAAATAACAATAACACCAGCAGACCCTGAGGAAGAAGTAGATAG